AAAAATAAAAGGCCCATGCAAAAAATATCGCATATACTCGGGCCAACTTAGGCTGCGTCAACTCGCCATGTACACTGTATCTGTAGATTACGATATACCCGTTGCGGATTTCCTCCCAACATTTGAGTCTCTGGAAGACAGGGTGGCTGCTGCCATTGCGTCTTTGGTAGATACTGACTCCATACCCCAAGAAGTTTCACCACGCGAGCAGGAAGTATCCCGCGAGATATTTGCCGGACATCAACGGGCGTCTGACGAAGACCTAGCCCGCCCCGGAGTAGTTGCCCATCTTGCTGGGCTCTTGCAGGAATACGATCATGTGGTGGTCAAGTCTGCCGTACAACTGCGTACCTATATAACTAATAAGTTAATCCTCGACTCGGATAACCCAGACCCGCGTATTCGTCTGAAGGCGTTGGAAATGCTAGGTAAGATTAGTGACGTTGGATTGTTTACGGACAAAACAGAAATTACCATGCGGCACCGGCCAACGGAAGAACTGGAGCAACTGCTGCGAGAGAGGCTTACTCGGGTGGTTGAGGCGGGGGAGTTTGACCCGTCACCTAAGTCATCGCCTATGCGGCTAGATATTACAGAGGTCGTGGGCTGATGGAGCTATCCAGAGCGATGATCGACAAGATCATCAGGAACATGCCGCACAACGAGGCGGCTGAACTACTGGTTATGTTTGATGAAATCGAGGAGCGCAAGCGGGTGCAGATGGCCCGTGATGACTTCCTTGCGTTCATTGCAGCTATTGACAAGCAGTACAAGTTTGGTACTCACCTAAAACGCCTAGGTTCCCTGCTCATGGATGTGGAGCAGGACGTAAAAAGCCGGATTGCGGTGTCAATGGCACCTCGTATGGGCAAGTCCCAGATGATTTCTATCTATTATCCGGCGTGGTATTTGGGTCGGCACCCCGACCACAAGGTAATTGTGGCTTCCCACACGGCTGATTTGGCGTTAGTTATGGCCCGCAAGGTGCGAAATCTGATTAATACGCCTGAGTACAAGTCTATTTTCCCTGCAACTGCTATCGCATCGGACGCTAAGGCGGCGGGACAGTGGAATACCACCCGTGGAGGCGAGTATTTTTCTATTGGTGTGGGTGGTGCGTTGGCCGGACGGGGTGCAAATCTGATTATTGCGGACGATCCACTGTCAGAACAGGACATTAAGTCGGGAAATACCACCTCATTGGACGCTACATACGAGTGGTTTAGTGCTGGATTGCGTACTCGTCTCATGCCTAACGGGAAAATATGCGTTTTGCACACGCGCTGGCACCAGCGGGACTTAATTGGGCGGCTTTTGAAGGATTCTGCGATAAACGAGGGCGGCGATGTCTACGAAGCCTTTGAATTTCCTGCAATTCTTAATGAAAATACCGAAGATGAGAAGTCAATATGGCCTGAGCAGTGGTCAATTGAGTCTTTGCAGCAAACTCGGGCGTCGATGCACCACATTATGTGGCAGTGGTATGCACAGTATCAGCAAAACCCCACCGCATCGGAGGCTGCGATTATTAAGCGGGAGTGGATTAAATGGTGGGGGAAGAAAGACCCGCCGCCAATCGACTTCATCGTGCAGTCCTACGATACTGCCCTCACTACTAACAGCCGGTCAGACTATTCTGTGTGTCATACATGGGGAACTTTTACTAGCGAAGAGGACGGCAGTAATAATGTGATCCTGCTTAACTCGGTCAAGGGTAAATATGAGTTTCCTGAGTTGAAAACCATGGCCCATGAGCAGTTTGCCAACTGGGAGCCGGACAGTGTGATCGTGGAGGCCAAGGCCAGCGGTCAGCCATTAATAGATGAGATGCGCCGGTCAGGTATATTTGTACAAGATTTCAGTCCGGGCAAAGGACAGGATAAGATTGCGCGGTTGAACTCCGTGGCGGACATGTTTGCCTCCGGGCATGTGTGGTTTCCAGAAACTAGCTGGGCAGCAACCACAGTAGAAGAGATACTAGCGTTCCCTGCTGGGGAACATGACGACGAAGTTGACACCATGACATTGGCGCTAATACGTATCCGCAAGGGTGGGCTACTTACAATGAAGAGCGATCCTGAGGACGAGCAATTTTTCCGTAGTAGTCGCCGCCCTGCGTATTATTAGGAGCGTGTATGACTAAGTTTATGGGAACTAATTCACTAGTTGACCGGCTAACTGCTCAAGTGGGTTCCCGCGAGACTGCTATTAAACTACTACGTAGTCGTGGACAAATGGAAGAGAATTCGGAGAAGTTAACCCCAGCGGGGGAAGCGCGCAATAAAATGACGGCGGAAGATCGGGCAAAGGATCGCGCTGCTACACGGTCAGGTAAACCGGCAACAGCCTATACCTATAACCCAGAAACTAATCGAGCTACGCTCAAAAGGAAATGATATGGCTACCAATAGCATGAGCCCTTCCCTGTATCAAGCCCCGATGGGTATTGATGAAGGCGATGAAAGCCCACTTGAGATTGAAGTGGAGAATCCTGATAGCGTTACGGTCAAGACTGGGGATATGGAGATTGAGATTCTTCCCCACGGCGAAGGCGAGTTTGACGAGAACTTAGCTGAAGTCATGGATGATAGTGCCTTGCAGTTGCTAGGCTCAGAGCTTATTGATCTGATTGACGCCGATATCCAATCACGCAAGGACTGGGTAGAGATGTATGTCAAGGGCTTGGAAGTCCTTGGTATGAACTACGAAGAGCGCACTGAGCCGTGGAATGGCGCATGTGGAGTGTTCTCCACCATACTTACTGAAGCTGCTATCAGATTCCAGTCAGAAACCATTACCGAGAGTTTCCCTGCGCAGGGCCCGGTCAAGACCCAGATTATTGGCGAAGATACCCCTGAGACGGCAGAAGCTGCTGATCGTGTCCGCGACGACATGAATTACCAGTTGGTAGAGGAGATGCCTGAGTACCGGCCCGAGCATGAGCGCATGCTCTACAACCTTGGCTTGGCAGGTGCGGCGTTTAAGAAGGTGTACTTCGACCCGGCGTTGGGGCGTCAGACGGCAATGTTTATCCCAGCCGAAGACCTCATCATCCCTTATGGCGCGTCCAGTGCGCAGACTGCGGAGCGTGTTACGCATATCATGCGTAAGACCAAGAATGACATCAAGCGCCTACAGGTCGCGGGCTTTTATAGGGACGTTGATCTGGGTGAGCCGGACAATGTACACACAGATGTAGAAAAGAAGAAAGCTGAAGGGCAAGGCTACTCCCTGACCGATGATGACCGGTATCAAGTATACGAGGTTCATGTTGACTACGACATGCCGGGGTACGAGGACAAGGATGGGGTAGCCCGTCCATACGTGGTCACTATTGACCGTAGCAGCACTGAGATTTTGGCTATCCGTCGTAACTGGGAAGAGGACGACAAGTTAAAACTAAAGCGTCAGCACTTCGTACAGTACACATACGTGCCGGGGTTTGGGGCCTACGGCCTTGGGTTGATTCACTTGATCGGCGGCTACGCTCGCGCAGGCACTTCTCTAATCCGTCAGTTGGTGGACGCTGGCACGCTTAGTAACTTGCCCGGAGGTATGAAAGCCCGTGGGCTACGTGTAAAGGGTGACGATACGCCTATCGCACCGGGAGAGTTCCGGGACGTTGATGTCACATCGGGGACAATCCGCGACAACATCATGGCGCTCCCATACAAGGAGCCGTCGCAAGTTCTGGCAATGCTGCTCAACCAGATCACCGAAGAAGGTCGCCGTCTGGGGTCTATTGCTGATTTGAACATCAGCGACATGGGTGCGAATGCTCCGGTAGGTACGACTCTGGCGCTGCTGGAGCGCCAGCTTAAGACCATGAGCGCGGTGCAGGCACGGGTTCACTACTCCATGAAACAGGAGTTCAAGCTACTTAAGGTGCTGATCCGTGACCATACGCCACAGGAGTACAGCTATAACCCTGAAGGTGGGAACCGTAAAGCTAAGCAGTCGGACTACGACTTGGTGGAGATTATCCCGGTCAGCGATCCCAATAGCAGCACGATGGCGCAGCGGATTATGCAGTATCAGGCGGTTACCCAACTGTCTGCGCAGGCTCCCAATAT